AAGATTTTAAAGCTTGGCTATCTATCAAGAGGGTAGAGGAGCCGGGTATATACAATCTTTACACGCAGGCGAAGGATGCTGACACAGCTTTCCTTATCCTTCAGAAGTATGATCAGGAGTATAAAGCTGCTGTTGCTTCTATGGGTAATGAGTCTCAATCAGATCACTCTCCCAAAGGAGATGAGATCCGTAGTCGTAGAGAGAGTACTAGACAGCAGGCTGTGGGGGTCAAACCTTCTCGCATAGTTAGTAAGCCGTCTGATACTAGTAATCTTTCATACGAACAGGATTGGAATTTACTTTGGGGGCCTAACGGTAAATACACCAAGCAGAGAAAAAGGAGTTAATATATGTCCGTTGCAACTACTTACGGTGATATTAGCCAGCGTACTGCGGTTTATGCCGAAGGCACGATGTTGGAGTACATTGAACCGATCATTGTGCTCGACAATTTTGCCAAAGTAAAGCCGCTACCAGCTAATACTGCCGATACTATGTCGATTCGTCGGCCGGTACCGTTCCCGATCAGCCTGACCCAGCTTCAGGAAGGAGTCACGCCCGCTCCCAAGAAGATGCGTTATGAGGATTTATCGGTTACTATAGGTCAGTATGGGGATCTTGTTGAGATCTCTGACCGGATCGAAGATCTAGCTGAGGATCCCGTTCTAAATGATGCTGTAGAAGCTATGTCCCGCCAGATTGGGGAAACCAAGGAGCGTATCACTTGGGCAACCCTGATCGCCGGCACTAATGTTTTCTACAGTTCCACCACTGCATCGCCAACTTCTCGTACGCAAGTTAACGACAAGCTCGGCCTGAACCTTCAGCGGCAGGTTACCAAGTCGATGAAGAATCAGCGCGCTATGAAGATAACGCGTAAGCTGGCGGCTGGACCTGGCTTCTCGACAGAACCGGTCGCCCCGTCATTTGTTGCCGTGTGCCACTCAGATTGTGAGACCGATATCCGCAACCTTCCTGGCTTTACTCCAGCAGAAAATTATGCATCTGGCGCGCTTCTGCATAATTGGGAATTGGGTAAGAAGGAAGATGTTCGTTACATCGTTTCTCCTGTTCTGATCCCGTGGTATGGTGCAGGCTCAACCACACTCAATGGCATGACTGCCAGTGATGGCACTAATGTTGATGTGTACCCGATTGTTTACCTGTCTGAGAATTGCTTCGCTAGTGTACCACTTCGTGGGCCTGGCTCGCTCTCTCCGTGGGTAGAGAATCCTGGCAAGCGCACCAAGTCTGACCCGCTCGGCCAGCGTGGTTATGTTGGTTGGAAGATGTACTTTGCATCTCTGATCCTTAACGAAGCTTGGATCATCCGCGCCGAAGTCGGCGTAACTGACCTTTCGTAATCAAGGAGGATAAGATATGGCAACTTACACCCATCAATTTGCTGAGCACCTGACTCGTTCTGGTTTTCTCAGTGGAGCCGCTGGTATCGAGTATCGTACTGCGGAGTTTAACCTTGCTGCCGATCAGGTAGCAAACGGCAATGTGTTCGAGTTCTTCCGTCTGCCGGCAGACGCCTTGGTAGTTGGTGTATACCTCCACTCAGGCGCTTTGGATACTAATGGTACACCTACGCTGACTATTAACGTGGGACACGACGGTAACACGGGCGCATTTTTAGTGGGATCTTCTGTGGTCCAGGTAGGTGGCAGTGCCGCCGCTACGGGAGGTGTTCCACTATTGCCCCGAGACCCAACCGATCCAGTGCAGAATATCAATGATCCTTGGACCATTGAGGAAGGCACTGTCATCTCGGCTCGTTTCGCAACTGCCGCCGCAACGGCGGCTGCCGGTCGTTTGGCTCTCACTGTCGGGTACGTTCGTACTCGATAAAAAAGGAAAGAGGAGGGCTTCGGCCCTCCTCTAACTTCTCTCTACGTTAACGGAGAAACAGTTTAATGAAGTATGAAAGTATTGACAAGCTTTTAGAAGAGACTCACAAAGATCTTATCAGCATTGCTAACTCGGAGTTTAATCTTGGTGTATCAACCAAGTTTACCAAGAAGCAGATCGCACAGTTGATTATGAGCGCTCAGCGTACTGGTCGCGTGAATAGTGGCCCCATAGAGATTCTTCGTGGAGAAAGGGCCAGCGCTCCTGATAAGGAAGAGTTACCTAAAGGATGGTGCGTCATGCGTCTTCAGAAGTCTAAATATAATCCATCTGGGTACCCAGTGATTGTTGGGCTTCAGGGCAAGGTCACCATACTTCCAGTGGGGATCAGCTTCCGCGCACCAGAATGGATTATTGAGCATTTAAACAATGCGCTACAGCAGGAAATACGTAAGGATCAGGACCAAGATTCCGAGGATTCCGTATGGGTGCATAGCTACCCATTCACAATCCTTAAGCATAACCCAAGTGACGAATGGCCACTCATTGAGAAGATGATGAAGAAAACAATGGAAGCTATTGGGAATATGGGATTCTAAAGGGAGATAACCTTGAATTTTCTTGAAATGGTGCAAAAAGCTATACAGTGGTCTAAAGTTAGGAGTACTACTCCACAAACACTTGTTGGCGCTTCCGGTCTGGTAGAGAACATGATAGATATGGTAGCGCAGGCATGGGAGGAAATTCAGGTCGAGCGCAAGGATTGGTTTTGGAATACTGAGCAGGATGCTACTGGAATAATTGCCGAGGGAAGTGATAGGTTTTTCTTGAAGGAGGATTCTCTTACAGGAGATTCAATAAATAAAATAAGTGGCAGGGTGGTATACGACTTGGTTACTGGTGCAGCCTCGATAGAGGCTGCTTCAATAGCTACCATACAGTACAACATAAGTAGGTGTACTGTGCGTTACTCGGAAGCAGACGAGGTACTTCCAAAGAAAGAACTCACACAGGTTAAGTGGGACGCATGGCCATATCACACATCAGAGGCAAAGAAGCAAGCAGGAGCTCCTAAACTTTATTCTATAGCTCCTGATGGGAATATGGTTGTATACCCGGTACCTGATAAAAATTATAGGCTTTACTTTAGATCACCGCGAGTACCACAGGTGCTTGCTCTAGATAATGATGAGATAACAGTATTGCCAGAATGGTTGCACAAGGGAGTAGTTTGGAGAGGAGTTCTTAATTATGGTTTATCTATCCAAGACGCTAATATGATAGAAATGGCACGAGTTAGATATGCACCGTATAAGAAATGGCTTGAGAGGGATACGATGGAAATAATTACTTTGGGTAATCCTGGGACATACTGATGTTCAGAAATATCAATATGGATGCCTTCCGGCCATTTGAGAACCTTCATGTACCAGCCACTGGCGGGCTTGATATTGTATCGCCAAAAACGTTAGTAACTCCTGGAACTTTAATGGAGTGCCTTAACTACGAGGTAGTAGCGGAGCCTGGATATAAGCAATGCGATGGTATTCTACAGTACGTCGGCAAGGGGGAAGATGTTCCAAAGAGATACTTAAAAGCTAACATAGCGGGGACCTTAAATCCAGGAAGTTTTATCATTGGTGGTATATATCCTCTTGGTATAATAGGAGTTCTCAGCGTAGATGTTATAGCTAAGGTAGTTTATCTTGGAACAATATCTGAAGGACCACTTGAGATTAACTACGCTTACTTTGTTATAGTGGAAGGAGATCTCACGGAAACCAAAGATGCTTTAACTGGTGACCTTATGATATTTATTCCCCCCGCAGTAATATCGGAGTAACTTTGATGGCAGCCCAGATTGGCGATAGCTTCAACTTAGTTGATATAACAAGCAGAATTAATTTAGTTCCAAATACAACTGTGGAGCACAGCGGGAACTTTACTGACTATACTTCCATTTACACTAGCATAGCCGAGGGCTTAGCAAGCGGCAATACAAAACCGGCTGGAGCCAGAGGAGTGACAGGCTTATTCTTTTTTAATGATATTTTGTATGCAGCTTATGACGTAGGAAGCCATAGTATTTTATACAAAACATCCACGAGAGAGGAAATAGAATCCAACCCTTCTTGGGAAGTTGTCGATATGGGAAACTTTGTGGGGTTCAAGGAGGGAATCAGGGGGTTTACAACTTATTACGAAAGAAAGTTTTTGGAAGAAACTATAAGTACTCCAGATCCCATAACAGACGTCCTGCCAAGTTCTGTAGGATCCACTACAGTTGTGGGGCAGGAAAACTCAGTATCTAACCCTTTTCCAAGAGATTCCTGGTTCCCTCTGGATAATACAATGGATGGGACAGATAACGTTCCTGTTTCTTACACATCCTCAGGACTTTTGTGGAACCCAACACCAGTTCTTAATCTGAAAGGATTTATAAAGAAGGAAGATGTTCCAGACAAAGTAAATATTGTTGGTATAAAGGTCGATGTAAGA